TCGTTTAAAGAATTAATAGAACAATCTAAGAAAACTGGTTGCACCTGCTGGACTGGATACAAAAGAGTTCCAGGAACTAAGCCATGCTCTGCTGATTCATGTATCAAAGAAAGCCAGCGTGGAAGCGAAGGTGCTCCAACTGCTGCGGCATTGAAAGCATCGCAAACGAATGAAGCAAAAGATAATAAAGAGTATGGTTACGAAGGCGATATGGCTCTAAATCAGTTGAAGACATTGGTGCGTTGTGCTGAAATGATTGAAGATTTATTAAAGCCAGATACTGATTTGCCAGAGTGGGTTCAATCTAAGATTACTCTTGCCACTGATTATATCCAAACTGCAGCTGACTATTTGTACTCTGAGATGAAAGAAGACGTTGAAGGAAAGTTTGATTTAATTGAAGAAATCATTATGGATCTTGCTAAACAAAATAATATCGATCCAGAAATAATCTGGGAAAATTTTGAAGAAGTTTCTGATGAAGATTTATACGAAGCAGCAGTTGATGCCAAAGGGCACAAGTCTTCTACTGGTGGTCTGACTCAAAAAGGTCGTGATGCATACAATGCTAAGGGTGCTCATTTACAAGCACCAGTAACTACTCCACCATCTAAATTAAAAGCTGGTAGCAAAGCAGCAAATCGTCGTAAGTCTTTCTGTGCTAGAATGGGTGGTATGGAAGGCGCAATGGAAAAGCCAAATGGCGAGCCTACTCGTAAGGCACTCGCACTAAGAAAGTGGAACTGCTAATGAAATCATTTTTAACATTTTTAAAAGAAGAAGCAGCTGAAGAAGGTGCTAAGTTAAAGCACATTACTCATGCTGAGGATCGTCCACTGATGCATGGGCATGAAGGCTTTGAGCATGCACATGGTGCATTAATGGCTGCCCATGAGCATACAAAGGCTGGTGCTAATAGTAGCAAGTTAACAATGAAGTTTGATGGTTCTCCTTCAGTTGTTTTTGGTCATCATCCTAAGAATGGTAAATTCTTTGTTGGAACTAAAGGTGCTTTCAATAAAGATCCAAAGATTAATCATACAGAAGCTGACATCGATAAGAATCATGGTCATGCTCCAGGTCTAGCCACTAAACTAAAAGCAGCACTACAACATCTACCAAAAGTGACACCAAAGAAAGGTGTTTACCAAGGTGACATCATGCACTCTGAGGGTGATGTTGAACATGATAAAAAAGCAGGCACTGCTAAGTTTACTCCAAATACAATCTCTTATACTGCTAAAGGCGATGAAGCAAAGAAAGCAGCTGAATCTAAATTCGGTGTTGCTGTTCATCAAAAGTATGAACACAAAGAAGGTGCTGATAAGAAATCTTTAGAATCAATGCATGTAACTCCACATCCTGATAATCATAACTTTGGTGATCATAAAGACGTGCATCTTAAGACTGCTAATCATGATACTTCTAAAGTAAATTATCCTAAAGAAGCGCAAGACCAATTTCACAAACACATGGCTGCTGCAAAAGAAATTCATGATACTCATGGTCACAAGATGTATGATGCTGTGCACCCAGCCCACAAAGGTGACGCAGGACATTTGGCTTCTTACATTAACCATACAGTTAAGACAGATACTGTTCCAACTGCAAAAGGTTTGCAAGCACATGTTACTGCTCATCACGAAAAGAAAGCAGCAAGTGTTAAGTCTGATGCTGCAAAGGCAAAGCATACTGGTGAAGGTGCATCACAGGTAGCACACATCGAAGCAAACAAAGGTCATTACGATAATCTATTGGCTTCTCATAGTCATTTGGCAAAAGCAAAAGATACATTAGTTAAAAGTTTAAATACTCATACTGGTGGATTAGAGCATCATATTGGTGACACCAAAACAGATCCAGAAGGATTTGTTGTTAATCATGAGCACAATGGTAAAGAAGAGCCAACTAAATTAATTAATCGTAAAGAGTTTAGTAAAGCCAACCTATTAAAAGTATACAAAAAATGATTACATTTAAAGAAGCCAGAGATGCAAAGGGACATGGGTCTGATAAACACCATGCCATGGTATTCGGTCGCATGAATCCAGTAACTTCTGGTCATGAGGCTGTTGTTAAAAAAATGCATGATGTTGCCAAAGAACATGGTGCTGGTCATTCTTTAATTGTTTCTCACAGTCAAGATGCTAAAAAGAATCCTCTTTCGGCAGATCAAAAAGTTAATCATGCAAAGAATGCATTCCCAGGAACTAATGTTTCATCTTCTAGCAAAGAAAAACCAACTATCCTGCATCATGCTGCAGAGTTACACAAACAAGGTGTGACCCACTTGCATGTAGTTGCTGGTTCTGATCGTCATAAAGATATGCATGATCTACTACATAAGTATAATGGTCAAGATTCTGGTCATGGCCACTACAATTTTAAAAAGATAACAGTTCATTCTTCTGGTGAAAGAGATCCAGATGCAGAAGGTACTGAAGGAATGTCAGCAAGTAAAATGCGTGAGCATGCAGCATCTGGTAATAAAGCAGAGTTTCATAAAGGAACTCCTTCATCAATGAAACCAGAACATAAAGATGCTATGTATAACGATGTACGTAAAGGTATGGGTATTAAGGAAGAACTTAAAACATATAAAGATCTTATGGAAGACAGTTATATAAGTAAACTTATTTCTCGTCATAGACGTGGAGAGAAACTAGCAGCAAATGAACATGAATTAGTTGTATCTTCTTTAAAGAGAAGTAAGATTTATGGTAAGTCTAAAAATGCAATTAGTTCTGAAGTTAAAGAAGAACTTGTTAATGAACTATCTACTGATCTATTAGCAAGATATAAAACAGCTGCAGGTGCTTCTGCTAAAGCAGCAGATGCTTCTGGTAACTATGCCAAAGGCGATAAGCGTTTCAAAGGTATCAACAAAGCAACAAACAAACAGTTTGACAATGATCTAAAGAAACATGGTCAAATGAAAGAAGAACTAGAAGAGTCTGTTTCTGAGTTAAACAAACATATCTCTGATTTCTCTAAAGGTGTTAAATCTTCATCTGCAAAACAAAGCACATACAAACGTGATAATAAAGCAATTCATAATATGAAGCATGTTGAAACAGATTCAGATCACCAAGCAGTCTTTAAACATCTACAAAAGATGGGTTACAAAAAGACTTCTGGTTACGATTCAAAACCAAATGAGTTTGACATGCATCACAATCGTGAAGAGATGACATCAAAGAGTGATCCAGTTCATCATTCATCTGGTGTTTCAGCTCATGTCGAAAAAGAACATGGTGGTAAGACTAAAGTTCACTTCACGCATCGTCATATTAAAGAAGAAACTCTCGATCAACAAGCTGATCGTACAAAACAATTGAAGAAGTTTAAAGACATGATGGTTGGTATGAAGTTAGATGAAATGAAAACTGGTAATCCAGGATATGGATACCATGGTCAACATAAAACAACACATGATGCTGATGAAGCGTATAAAAATATTCACGCTCATGTTAAAAGTTTGACTGATAGTGACGACAAAACTGTAAAGCATTATCTTGATTCTGCTCATGGTCGTCACTTAGTTGGTCATGAAGACGACCATGAACACATCAAGAAAGACTTCAAGAAATTTAGTAAGTATTATCGTCCAGCGATGCATGAAGAAGTTCAGATAGAAGAATCATTCGAAGACGCTGATAAACATCTTGCATTAGCAGACAAAGCCCAACGTAATAAGGATATGTTCTCTCACCATATGCACATGGCAGACTATCATGGATCATTAGCTGATTGGCATGATTCAAAGGGTAGAAGTAGTGCTGGTGATCGCCATTTGGGTAAAGCAGCAGACCATGAAGAAATAGCACATGCTATAAAGAAAAAATCTGTAAGTGAAGGAACTCTGCAACCATCAGGTACAGATAAAATAGAAACGGCTGGCAGTCCAGTGTCAGATATTGGAACACAAAAATTAAAGGTAACCAAAGTGAAATCATTTAAATTTTTTACAGCTGAACAGGTTCAGCCGATTCAAGAAGCATCAGTCAAATCTGAGAAACATTCATGGGGTAAGATGATGACTGTTCATCATGGAGCCAGTCATTCATATCCTTTACATCCAGAACATCAAGAAGCGATTAGAAATTTAAAACATGGTGAAAAGACTTCTTTCAAAGATGAAACTGGTGCTAAAGTAAATGTTCATCGTGATGTTCAAGATGTTCACTTCACTTCTAACAAGACGGCTGCAAGAACTACAGTTCCTCATAGTCATTTTAGCGAAGAAATTGAATTAGATGAAAAACTAATTGGTAAACAAAAGAACATAGACAAGAACAAGAATGGTAAAATCGATACTCAAGATTTTAAGATTCTACAAAAAGAAAATGCACCAGTTGCTCCAGTTCCAGATAGAAAGTATATTAAAGGTACTCCAGAGAACAAAGCATTGAAAGCATCACGCAAACCAATCAATGGTATGCCAACGAATATGAAAGAAGAAAAGAAAGAAGATCCTCCTTTCGATGGTCCATACAAATCTACTTTCAAGAAACCAAATAATCCAAGTCGTTCAGGTATGGATGCAGCACGTGCATTAGCACAACGTGCCATGGGTAAGGTTAAAGAAAAAGCCATCAAAGAAGATAACGAACAACTCGATGAAGTTAATCATCGTGAGTTTGCTTCACAAGGTAAGATGCACCCAGATATGGCCAAGCATATGAAGACTGGCCAAGAGATGGACTTCTATCATTCTAAGACTGGCGACAAGATCTCTGGAATTGTTAAACACAACAGCGGATCTGAAGTTCATGTTAAAGCACATAAAGATGGTAAAGTTGGTGCAGGTGAAGTTCACAAATTTAATGTTACATCTAAATTAGATGAAACAGCACCACTTAAAAAGATTGATCATGTAAACCTTCCAGGTGAAGCACCACATGAAGAAAAATGGGAACCAGCTAAGAAGAAAATGGTTAAGAAAGAATCATTATCATTCTCTGATTTCTTAAATCGTATAGATGAAATTAAAATGGCAGATCTTCCATCTCGTAAAGTTCAAGGTCGTTCTTATGGTGCAGACTATGAAGATCCAGCTGGAGCATTTGAGACAAAAGACGATATGAAAAAAGCAGAGCCAAAAAAGGCTGGGCGAAAAGTGGGGCAGAAGGTTGGTGCAAGAGCCAATCTCGGAAATTCTAAATTGCATCAAGCATAAATAATAATAGTCCAATCTAAGGAGAATAAAAATGGCACTATGGTCAAATACAGATGGCGATGCAGGTAAACCAAAATACCTATCAGACGCTGACAAAGCAATTACATTCGGTA